TGCTACTCCTGATGAATCGGATGCATTTAATGCAGCTGCGGTGGCTTCTCTTACTACATATAAACTATTTGAATATCTTAGAAAATTCGCAGCAGCGAAATAATCTACGTTATTTGTAGTTGTTGGAGACCCAAATGCTTCAACCAAACCAGCTTCGTTGGCCACTAAGGTTGCGTTACGTATTGGACCCCAACTAAAATCCCCAACAAAAACACCAGTTGAAGTTACGACATTAGGTACTACACCTGTAAGGTCGATTTCTTTAACGGTAATTGCAGGAGATGCTGATGGAGTAAAAAGTGCCATAATCGTCTCTCTCTAAAAGTTAATAATAAGTTTCTTCATAATAAGGTTTTCTTCTCAATACTTTTATTTATAATATACAATATTTATAGGTTTGTGTCCCAAATTGCCCAGTCTTCTCTCTCAATATCTACTTGAGGTTCTTCATCTAAACCATCATCTACAAACCCAAATGGCACTAAATCTTCTTCTATTTCTTGAGCTTCTTGCTCAAATAATAATTGTTTTAAATTAATTGCAGTAACTTCTTCAAAATAACTAGATGAAGCAAAGTATGCAAATAATACTAATCCCATAGCTAAGTCATCGTGAGTTCCATCGACTGCTCTATATGATTGGCCGTATTGTACAAATGTTGACATTTCATTAATTGTATCTTGGTCAACAAGTGTTAGTCTGTTTTGTTCTAATATATCTTTTATAGCTGTACATCCTAGTCTCTTAACTTTCCTAGACATTTCTATACCTAATTGTCCAGCTTTTACAGTTGATTGAACATGCATATTATCATATTCAAAATCATAATAGAGTCCATTACATACTATCATTCCCTGATCGTTTGATTCTATTACGACATAAGCGTTGTTATAAGAAACAGCGTACTTATATATAATATCTGGAAAGAGCATAGGAGAGATATTGTTGTTGCGATATACTGCTACTTGACGCCATGGCGCCGTAGATATGTCAATCACGTTAAACGTGCTATAATCCTGACCTCTTCCCTTTGAAACATCGACAGATATAATGTACTGATGTTTTTCCTTTGCCTCTTCATATAGTTTCAGGAGGCCATCTTCTCTTAGCTCTGCTGGTGGCCGAGCTCTTAATTTTATTAGTGTGTCTGGATTAATCAGTGTATGAGCTGTACCAAAGAATGTATTTCCAAACTCTTGGTCAAACTGTAATTGAGACGTATTTGCAATTGTCTGTACTTTCCATTTATCGTCTCTTCCTGGTACATCCCACCAATCAACTCTAAAGGGTATAAACTCATTAATTCTTTGCTGTGAGCCTTCCCATATTTTATGAAACATATTACCCAAACCATTTGCAGTAGAGGTAATAATAACCTTAGTGTCTTTACCTGATGATACTACAGGATATGTAGATGTATAAAACTCTGCAGCTTTTTCAACAAATGCAAACTCATCGAGATATAGTAAGCTAACTGAGTAACCCCTAATAGAACTTGTTGATGTAGACGATGCTATAATTCTAGAATTATTACTAAACTCAATAGAACCTTTATTTAGTGTCTTACAACCTGGCTGTAAAAAGAATGGTATATTCTCCAACATAAGAGTAATACGACCAAGCATTTCTCTAGCCGTTGCTCCTTTGTTAGCTAAGATTGCAATTGTTTTTTCGGGATTAAAGAGTGCGTACCAGAGTAAGTATGCACAAGCAGAAATTGATTTACCAGACTGACGACATGCTAATACAATATTAAATCGATTATCGTTAAACTGATTAAACATGTTCTTTTGATAATCATATAACTCAAATGGAACTAAGCCTTCGTCTAACTGAATAATCTTTACATATTTTTCAGTAAAGTAAACAGGGTTATCCATGCACTTCTTATATTCAAGTACTTGGTCTCGTGTCCAATCTTGAGTAACACCGTCACGCTTGACATTAATGTTACCTAGATATGTTTCAGTCTTCTGTGGTTGGAGTGACATCTATTTCTTTCTCTTGTTTTAAAAACTTTTGTAGTTCTGATGTAGAGCCAAGAAAGATGTTATTCTGAGTCATTCTTTTGATTTCTTCTTGTTGAGGTTTGGATAACTCTTTGTCCTTTTTATTTAAGTCCATGAGTTTATCATTGATTTCAGATATTTGCTTCATCATATTTGATAAAACTTCAAAAGCACGAGGATGTTCGGATTCCCTAGCAACCTCTATCATCACATCAAGACTTTCTTTTCCTCGTTCTAATAACTCGTAATAAGTCTTTCTTGAATAATTATAGTCATCATCTAAATTTTTTTCACGTTGTTTATCTTTCAACGATACAATTTTCTTATCTGTCATAATTAAGCACTATCTACAGCAAGTGTAATAGTCTCCGTAAATCCATAATCACTATCAGCATTTACTAATAGAGCATCTGGTACTACTGTTAATGTCTCTAATAGTTGATCTGAGTCAACACCAGGTGTGTTTGCGCTTGGTGCAATATTATATATCTTGTTTGTAGTCTTACGAATAATCTTACCACCACTGCCGTAATTACCATGAAAATTGATTTTCATCTCAAAGTCCAAGGTGTATATAATTGTTCTTCTTGATTCTACTGTTCCTTCGTAATCATCTAAAAATGATACGCCATTTAATACTAATGGAACATCTTCTAAGTAATCTGCAAAGTCGCTAAATGGTTTTACAGTTAAAGTATATTGAGGATTAAAATAAGGAAGTATTTGCTCAACGATTTGTAATCCATCATCCTGTGTTTTAGCGTAAGCATTTAATTGAAATTGTATATTATAAGGAACTCCAGCATAAATTTTATATCTGTTTACTACACTATCGGCTACAGCCCTAGATAAACTTTGTGTTTTAGATAATTGTCTTGATGGATCATATGTCATTGAAATAATTTCAAACGATAATCTAGGTAATTTAACTGCAACTTGTCTTTCATATTGCTCACCTCGATCCATTTGGTTTATTCTTTCAATAACTTTAGATCTATTAGCATAAGCTAATGGAACTTTAACCTGGCTTACAACATCACCACTAGAGTTTTTTCTTAACACATATATGTTGTTAAACAATGAGCCAAACATAGCTACTGCTTTTCTTACTCTTTGATGATAAAAATGACTAAACATTACTCAGGATCTCCAAATGGATTACCTTCACTAAAGTCTATAAATCCATCTTCAAATGCATCGAACTCATCTGCCTGAGTTGATTGCATTATTTGTTGCTCTTCTGATACAGCAGTAACTGTTGCTATAGCCGTAGATGTTTGTCCTACAACCTGCAATCCAGTTGTTGGTAAATGGAATTTACCATCGTTTGCACCAACATGAACTAAGTGAAGTGTTAAGTCTGAGTCTGTAAACGGCCGTGATACCTCACCCTGTATAATTGTACCATCAGATAATGTTTGATGTACAATCTCTCCATTTTGGAATATAAGTGAGCTAGATCCAACATTACCATCTGAGTCAAGAGTAAGTAAATATTTGTAAGCAAACTGATCTTCCATTTCGCGAAGAACTTCAGTTTCACCAATCTGAACATCAAAGTCTTCGTCATTGTATTCAAATAGATCGCATTGCATTCTAAATACAGGAAGATTTTTTAATTGATAGAATGGACTTTCGTCTTCTACTCTACTAATTTTGAATAGAGAACCAGATAATGGAAGATAAATTAGATCTCCTTCTTTAGGTCTATAATATTCTATGATACTATCTGGATCAAATTTATTGGTTAATCTGTTACCAATCTGGTTTTTAAATCTTCTACGTGAACAAATAAACGTTGCTTGATCTCGTATTTCCACGCCAAATTTTGTAAATAAGTCTCCATCTCCATCAAATCCTTCGACATTTTCTATATACATTTCTAGACGATAAGCACTACCATAACGAGATGGAATATCGTCTTTGAATATAGAGTCTTGATTTACAATTTCTCTGGGAAGATAATAAATGTCTTGGCCATAAGTTTTCAAAGACTCGATAATAATATCTTCGTATAGGTTTTGCTCAGACCTTCGGCCTTGTTGAAAATATGGATTTTGCATTTATTATCCTACGAAAAAGTCTGGTGGAAGTTCGTGCTCTAATCTAATTACTTCTCTGAGCCTCTCAAGGTCTGCAGTAGCAT